GTGGCGTAATGATTTATTAACAGATCAAGACTACTTTGACATCGCTGCCGCCACGCAACAGATATACACAGAATTATTGCAGGGCATTAGTCGTTGGGCAAGAGTACAGTTGCCCAGTGAGAACATTGTATTAATGGGTGGTTGTGCGCTAAATTGTGTGGCTAATAGTACAATAACAGGTGACTGGAAAAATGTTTGGATCATGCCTAACCCTGGTGATGCAGGTAGTAGCATTGGTGCAGTTGCCGCACACATAGGCGAACAGGTAAATTGGCCCGGAGCCTATCTTGGCACAGACATGGGCAAGGAATATCCAGTTGAACAAACTATTGACATACTTAAAACAGATAAAATTGTTGGTGTGGCTTCGGGTAGAGCAGAGTTCGGTCCCCGAGCTCTTGGCCACCGCAGTTTATTGGCAGACCCTCGTGGTCCCAATATCAAAGACACAGTCAACGCAATTAAACGTAGACAAAAATTCAGACCGTTTGCACCAGCAATCCTAGAAGAATACGTGCATGAATATTTCGAAATGCCCGAGGGCATCACTGCCAGTCCATTCATGCAATTTACTGCTAAATGTAAACGGCCCGACGAGTTCCCTGCAATTATACATGCAGATGGAACAAGCCGTGTACAAACAGTTAGTAAAACTGACAGTCCTGGTTTCCGCAAGTTACTGGAAGATTGGCACAGCGAAACTGGTTGCCCGATATTATTGAACACCAGTTTGAATATCAAAGGTCAGCCCATGGTCAATAATTTGGCTGATGCGGTTGCATTTACTGAAAAATACAACGTTCCAGTGTTGAGTTAAAATATTAAATACTAGCATAATGCTAGATGTATTTTTTCTCAGTTACAACGAACCCTACGCCGACGAGCACTACGAGCTTTTACTTCAAAAGGCTCCACATGCTCGTCGTGTTCATGGTGTCAAGGGATTTGTGGAAGCACACCGAGAATGTGCTAGGCAAAGTATGACATATAATTTTTATGTTGTTGACGCAGATGCTTTATTGGTTGAGGATTTCGATTTTAGTTATACCCCCAGCAAATATAATTATTGGTGGCAGGGTGTTCCAGAAAGTGAATGTCTAACTGTATGGAGCAGTATCAATCCAATTAATAACTTGACATATGGCTACGGAGGTGTTAAACTAATACCGAAGATACCGCTACTTAGAAAAAACAAGGACACTATTGACTTCAGCACAGGCTTTGGATTACCGTTCAAAGTATTTGACAGGGTTAGTAATATAACTGCTTTCAACTACGATGAATTTAATACTTGGCGAAGTGCTTTTAGAGAGTGTACTAAATTGGCATCCAACCTCACAAACAAGGATATGGAATCGTCAGATGACATGGACTATGATGAGATTGGGCGACAACGTGCTATAACAAGACGCCGCCTTAATACATGGTGTACTGTGGGTGAGGATAAATTGTTTGGCAAGTATGCCATAGACGGTGCAAGGCGTGGTAAGATATTCGGTGAGGAAAATATTAAAAATCCTGAAACACTGAAACAGATTAATGATTATGAATGGATAAAAAATGAGTTTACTAGATTCTTTTGAAATTAAACACAAACAAGATATGACATTAAGTCTTGGCGATATCCCAGTGGTATTTTTAAGCTATGATGAACCAAATGCAGATACTAATTTTGAACACCTCAAAAAGTATCATCCCAACAAGCATATTATTCACAGAGTGCATGGTGTCAAGGGTTTTGATGCCGCACACAAAGAAGCGGCAAGAGTAGCGAACTCGGATAGATTCTTTACTGTTGATGCAGACTGTTTAGTTGATAAAACTATTTGGCACAAACAACTAGAGATAACCAGCGACATAAGTGCCGCAACATTCAGTTGGAGTAGCCGTAATATAGTTAATGGCCTAGTCTACGGCAACGGTGGCATCAAGTTGTGGTACAGTGAATATGTCAACACCATGAAAAGTCATGAGGCAGCAGACAAAGAAGATAATAAGAATAACATAGATTTTTGCTGGGACTTTGATAATTATAAGCAGATGAACAATACCTATGGTACTGTTATGAATAACGCAACACCCTATCAGGCATTCCGTGCGGGCTTTAGGGAAGGCATTAAGATGGGCTTGGATCAAGGACATAAAGTAGACCCCGAAGAATTTAATTGTAAGATGTATCCAGCAAATTATAGTCGCTGGCTAACTTGGATGACTGTGGGTCGTGATGTTGAAAATGGCGTATGGTGTATCTACGGTGCTAGACTTGCAACAATGATGTTATACGTTGAAAACTTTGATCATACATTAGTCGCTGACTATGATTGGTTTTTAAAGTTATGGGACGAAGTAAACATAGACACGGACTCCGGCAAGTACGTTGAAGATAAAGCACATAAGCTGTTAATAGACATACGTGACAAATTAAAACTACCTTTGGTTGAACTAGACGCCAGTCAAAGTGAATGGTTCAAGCATGTTAATATTTGTCCAGGCAAAGGAACAAACTGGCCCACGTTATTAAACTATAGCGCATTGCCCTTATTTGGATTTAAGCTACCAGAATGGTAATCCCTATTTACTTTCTCTATTCCCAGGAAGCGAACATGAACGAGAACTGGGAAAGACTACAGGAAAAAGCTCCTAATGCAGAAGCAGTGGCCAGCACGGGTACTATATTTGAAAGCCACAAACACATTGCAGATCGATGCACTGCTGATAGATTCTATGTAGTGGATGCAGATTGTTGGATTGTGGATAAGTTTAATTTTGACACCAAGATAGAATTAACACCAAAGAGTGTAGCAGTGTTTCGTGCAAAGAATCCCATCAATGGTCTGGTATATGGACACGGTGGTATTAAACTATTCAGTAAAGATTGTTTCAGCGTAGAACGACTGGATCGTCCGGACATGACAACCACACTGGCTGACAGTTATATCAAAGTAAATGTCCTTGCCAGTGAGCATAGATTCAATTACACGGCATTTAGTACATGGCGCACAGCATTCAGAGAAGCAATCAAGTTGAGTGCTGGTATAAACAAAAATAATAATGCTCAGGAAGACACTCAACGTCTGGATATGTGGCTTAATGCAGGACTAGAAGCACGATATGGATATTTTTGTGTAGAAGGTGCAAGACAGGGTATCGCATATACAAAAACTGCGGACTACGATCACGCAGTAGTGAATAATTTTGATTGGTTGCGTAATAGATTCGTAGAATGGACAGGTCTAAATGAGTAATGAAGATCAAACGAGTTGGTTGTTTGGACTTGAAAAATTCTTTGAGTTTACGGGACAAAAAGACAAACGCGAACTTGTAAAAAATATGATTAGAATGATTCATTCTAATGACAAGGATAAGCTATGGGCATTAAAAAATTGCATAGCCAATGACTATGAAAAATTCAAGGTAGAAAATAGAGATCTGCGCTTGGGGCTGTATGTTGAATTATTACAGCAACAACGTATAAGTCATACTGCTCTTTTTTGGTTAATGAACGATATATGGGCAGATGATTTTAGCAGTAAACTGCATTTATTTTTTAATAATTCTTCTGTTAGTACAGCCAATGATCTTTTTAGTAAGAGTCAAGTATTAAGTAAAATATGGATGGCGGAGACATTGCAAAAGTTTGTGCCCAATCTAGGAAACGTGGCATTGTTTGGTGGCTGGTATGCACAGCACATGTATTATTTAGATAACTTGTCATTTAAGCAGGTATTAAACATAGATATGGACACAGATGTACTTGTGCAATCTAATAATATATTAGGATCACCCAACAACTATAAAACGCTGTCTGCAGATGTTAACTCTGTGATACAAGATGGTAAAATTGTTCTGGAAGACGTTGAGTTCGATCCAGATTTAGTTATAAACACCAGCGCAGAACACATGTCCACCGAATGGTTTGATAAGTTGGCCCTGGGCCAAATGATATTATTACAAACCAATGACATGTTGGGCATGGAAGGTCACATAAATTGTTGCACAACACTGGAAGATGTAAAATCAAAATATACTATGCGCCAAGTATTATTTGCAGGAGAACTTACTCTTAGTAAGGGTAAGCGATTTATGTTGTTTGGAATAAAATAAATGTATAAAGCCAGTGAGATAACCACAGTACACCTAGAAGTTACAGAACGATGTAATGCAAGTTGCCCACAATGTGCTAGGAATTTAAATGGCGGTGAAGTAAACCCACAGTTACATGATGCTGAACTAAGTTTAGATGATGTTAAACAAATACTAAAGCCCGAGTTCATTAAACAGTTAAATCGCTTATATATGTGCGGTAATTACGGAGACCCAATAAGCGCACGTGATACACTGGAAATATTTGAATATGTTCGCGGCCACAATGCTAAAATGCAACTTAGCTTTCACACAAATGCCAGTGCTAAAACTCCTGAGTGGTGGAGCAAGTTGCCTGCTGCCATGGGCAAGAGTCATTACGTAGTGTTCAGCTTGGACGGTTTAGAAGACACTAATCACTTGTATCGTCAAGGTACAGTATGGAAAAAGATAATGGAAAATGCACAAGCATTTATTGCCGCAGGTGGTAGAGCACGTTGGGACTACATAGTATTTGGACACAATGAACATCAAGTTGAAGAAGCTAGGGCGTTAGCAACTAGCATGGGCTTTGAAAAGTTCAATGTAAAGAAATCAAATAGATTCTTTAGCAACACACGCGGCGCAGTTAAAGCAGAACATCAAGCAGGTAATAGAAAAGGCGCAGAGACTACATTAATAAGTATGCCAAAAAATCCCGAATATCAAAATGCCGCACTAAAACAACTGGAAAGTCTAAGCAAAGACAAGGGAGCCCTTAACATAGATTTTTTAACCACAGTTGCTGAACTGGAAGGCAGATTGGGCAGCCAAAAGTTTAATTCAGATCCTGCTGACAAAAAAGACATGGAAAAATACTGGGATACAGTGCCCATTAAATGTAAAGTTGCCGAAGAAAAAAGCATTTATATCACAGCAGAAGGATACTTGCAGCCATGTTGCTGGACAGCCGGACAAATGTATGTCTGGTATTGGAAACAACGTGGTGGACAAATATGGAAAGCCATTGATGAGGTGGGTTTAGATACACTAGATGTTAAGAATAATGATTTAGCTGATGTTATCAATGGTAGATATATGCAAGAAGTAATCCCAGATAGTTGGGATAAACCCAGTTGCTCAGATGGCAAGCTGGCAGTATGTGCCAAGACATGTGGCACTAAATATGATGCATTCAAGGAACAATTCAAATGACACCGCAAGAATATAACAGTTTTTTAAAAAGAAGAAACACGTCAAAAGTTTTCACTGACGATAAATTAACCTTACAGCAACGACAATTTATTATTGATGCAGTTAATTTTGCACCTGCACAAAACTCAAATAGAAATTTTATACCTATTCTTGTTGAAAAGCCTGAACACAAGGAATGGTTACAGGACAACATATTTTTTATGGTTTCTAAGTATAGCGAGTCGCTGGGCAGAGTAATGCCCAAAGAATATCAGCTTGGTATATTAACTGCACCTGCTGTGGTAATATATTTGGAAGCATCAAGAAGTCTCCCTATAGTAAATCATCCCAGTAATCTAGATGCAGATGGTTCGTATTTAAAAGAGCCAGCCGCCGGAGATATAGATATAAGAAACATCAATATAGGAATGAACATGGCATTCGTGGCCCAACAAGCATATTTGCTGGGACTGGATGTTGGATTCAACGGTTGTACTCGTGGTGTCAGGAACGTCATGGAAACGCCTGAGCTAAAGGCTCACTTATATTCTATATACAATGAATATGGAATCACAGACGATATGGCACACAAACATTGGTTGTCGCCGGGTTATGCAGTATGCATAGGAAAAGCTCTTCCTATCGCCAATCCTATGATGATAGTTGCTAAAGAAGATTTAGAAGGTTTGCCATATAAGGATGGTTATTATACAAATATTAAAAAACATAAATTGAATGCCTTTGAAAATATTAGAGTAATCAATGAATAAAGATTTTGACAAATATGATAAAGTACCCGGCAATTTTTGCCTTGTGCCTTTTCTACATAAAGCAATAGATGGCAATGGAGATATAAATCCATGCTGTATTGCTGACCCACATAAAATGAGTGATGGCAAAAATGCCAACATTAACTTCATTGACTTTGATACTTTCATCAAATCAAAAGAAAACAACGACTTCAAAGAAGCATTTAAACGCAATGAACGTCCTGATATATGTCATAGATGCTGGAAAGTAGATGATCATCAAGGCGAAAGTCATCGTAAACGTGTTATGACTTTCTTTATGAACAAAAGCTGGGAAGGCGGCGAAACTGACTTATATAAACAGTTAGAAGGTTTCTTTGCAGATAAAACACAGTGGCAAGATGTTGTAATAGAATTAGATAAAATAAAAGAGCCCATGGATCTGGAAATAGAACCAGGGACAACCTGTAATTTTAAATGCCACTTCTGTGGCCCACATGCAAGTAGTAGCTGGATCAGTGATCAGAAAGAATTATATGGTACCAGTCAAGAAGAAGCTGCCAGAGCAACTAAGCTAGGACACTGGGCATTAGATAGTGAACTGTGGAACAGTGAAGTAATGTTCAATGGTAAAAAGTTTCACTTCATGGGCGGTGAACCCATGTTGATTAATGCACATTTTAAATTTTTAGCCAAGTTAGCCGAGCGTCCCGACGCCGCACAAGTACGTATGTCATATAATACCAACGCCAGTACATTGCCGCCAGAAAATGTATTAAAAACAGTCTATGACAAGTTCTACTATACACGAGTTGCATTTAGTATCGACGGCATAGGTGACAAGTTTCACTATCAACGTTTTCCCGGCGACTGGGCAGAAGCAGAAGCCAACATGGAAACATGGGTTACAAATGTTAAAAACATAGAAGCTAAAATAGATCCTGGTTGGAGTATTCTTAATATGTTGGACATGGCAGAATTATTCTTATGGGCAGATAAGTTTAAGCGTAAGTTTAATTTAAGTGACAAACAATTTGACTTTGACGGGCATTATTACTTTGGCCCTCATTATTGCCCACAGAGTTTAAAACCAGAACAAAAAGAATATTTTAAGAATAAAATGAGCAATGATTTATCATTGTTACGTAACAGTAATTTAACACCTCGTATGATGGAACGATCTGAAATTATCGTTGACAATATGATTAACCATATGATGGCCAAAGACTCTTGGAATCAGGAGACTGAAGAACTGCGTAAATATAGAATAATGGGTCTCGATAGAATTCGCAAACAAACCCTTAAAGATTACTTACCAGAATTAAATTCAGTTTTAAAATATTATGATTGATCCTAGACATTTAGAATTAGAAATAACCAGCAAATGTACAATATTTTGCCCCGAATGTCCTCGAACAAAGGACCCCGACGAAAAACTACACAAATGGAAATACGGCGAAGTAGACATTGCGGTCATCGAAAAAATAATGCAAGTGCCAACTATTCAGAAGGTCATCTTTTCCGGTGCATATGGTGATCCTATATATCATTCAAAATTTATTGAAATAG